CTGAGTTTATTATCTGAGTTATAGTTCCTCTATTTCTAACTAACAACTCATCAAATCCTCTAGCATCTAAAGTATTAATATTAAAATTAACTGATACTGCACCACCACCCATACCTCTAGCAGATTGTGTAATTTGTCCTGTTTGATTTGGTATAAATAATTCTGCACCTTTTTCTCCAACTACGATTGGTTGTCCTTTAGATACAGTTCCACCATTTGCAAATCCTAAAATCTTTTTACCAGCTTCAAATATAGAACCAAAACTTGTACTACCACCAGTTTTTGATAATAATGCTTGTTTTTGTTTTTCTTTAGTAATCAATTTTTCAATAGCAAGTTCTACTGATTTTCTTGCTAAAACTTCTATTAAAGCACTTAATATCTTAATACCTAAAGTTTGTGCCATATTTTTAAATGTTTCAGATAATGATTTGCCTAATATAACTGCTTCTGCAAATCCTTGTGAAAAATCTTTAATGCCTTTATTAAATCCCTCAGCAATAATCTTATGAATATTATTCATTTTAGTTTCAAATGTTGCAAGTTCTTTATTGTTTAATTCATTAACAGCATCTCTAATCTTTTCAAACATAGTAACTTCTGCTAATTTTTGCCTACCTCTACCCATTTGTTCAGGAGATTCTCCAAAGCCAAATCTACTTTCTGCTGTTATTTTATTTAATGCAGTTGTTAATAATTCTAATTCTTCTTTTAATTTTTTTATTCTAATTTGAGTTCCTGATGTTAAGAATTTTTTAAATATTGATTTACTTACTTTTTCTTCTTCTTTAGCTAATTTTTCTAATTCTTTAGTTATTTCACTTATTCTATTTTTTATTTCTTTTGTTTCAGTTGGGATTTTTAAAGATTTAGTTAATCTATCTAAACCATTAGATATTTTTATTAGTGTATCTGAAAATTTATCAGCTATTTTAGTTACTTCGTTAAATGCACCTACTAAATTTAAAATACTATTTTTAACAGTAGTTAATGCTTGACCAAGTGTTGGAGATAATTGAGAAAAAGCATCATTAATATTATTTGTCTCAGCTAATAAAGCTGTTGCAATAATGTCAGATGTAATTTTACCCTCAGCACCTAACTTTTTAAGTTCTCCTCTAGTAACTCCTAATTGTTTTGCAAAGATGTCTAATAATGGTGGTATGTTTTCTGAGATACTTCTAAATTCATCTCCTTGTAATCTTCCTGACGCAAATGCTTGTGATAACTGTAGAATACCTGAACTAGCTTGAATAGAATTAACACCAGCTATTGCAATAACTTTGTTTACGTTTTCAGTTATCTGCGATAATTGACCTGATCTTAAACCTAAGTTTTGTGCTTGAAGTGCAAGTTTTTGATAAAGTTCTACTGTTTCAGAAAATCCCCCACGAGTTCTTTGTGATATAGCAAATAATTTTTCTTGTACTTTAATTAAATCAGATGTTGATGAAGTAACTAATTTTAATCTGTTTTGTAGACTTTGAAATTCATTTGATAAAGCACCAAACTGTCTAACAACTAAAGAACCAGCAATAGCAACTAAAGCATTTTTAAGATTAAATACTGATTTTTTTACGTTAGAAACATTTTTATCGACATTACCTAATGCTTCTTTTGTTTTATCTCGTGCTATTACATCTATGAGTAAATTTGCCATTATGTTTTAAACCTTTTTGCTTCCGCTAGTGATTTAGTAGTTTTATACTGATCTTGCTCTTTTTTCAAGTAAGCTAACCAAAGATTAAAATGTGCAACAGGCATATCTAAAACTTGTTGTATAGTAAGTTTTAGTCTTTCAGCGACCACAAGCATTGTCGTAATTTGTGGGTCGCTATCTACTTTTTTTCAGCTTCTTCAAATGATGTGTCTAAGAGAATCTTGTTTGCAATATTAGCAATAATATTTGAATCTGCTTTTTTTCTTAATGCAAACTTATCTTCAACTTCAAATGCTTTAACTAATTCGCCTTTATCATCTTTAATCATCAGCTTCATAATTAATAAATCTACAAGAACAGTTAAGTCTTGTAGGTTAGCTGATTTTTGAAAGAGTTTATTTTTTTCTTCCAATGTCAAAGGTTCAGAATAAAAGATTGATGGTTTCCCATTCTCATCTTTCCATTCTTCAACTTCAATAGTTAATGTAGCTAGACTTTCAAAATGAGTTTTAACTCGGTCTATTACTTTCATATATAACTATTATACAGTTGCTACAGTTAATGCACCAGTTCCTTGAAAAGTAATTGATCTTGTAATTACTCCATCAAGTGGATTAGAAATACTCATACCAGTAACAATTCCTGTTCCTGAATACGAAGCATCTCCACTAGCATTACCCTCAGGTAGAAGTGTAAAAGTTAAACTAGAACCAACAGTACATTCTTCTTGTGAAGTATCAGTTTCATCAAAATTACATTCTACTGTTCCACTGAATGATGTTCTTCCAGCTAAAAATGTTTTTGCTGAATCGCTTAAAGCTGTATCTTCTACAACGTCTGCTGATGTTTCTAATGTAAATGAAGTAACTTCTCCAGTTATATTAGCCCCAGTTTTTACGACTCCCTCTTTTCCGTGATGAGTTGCCATATTTGTTCTCCTTATTTTCTATATTTGTTTCTTCGTTTGTTTCTATTTTGTTCTCTTGGATTTCTTGCTTATATCCAAGTTTTAAATAGTGAGCAAGATTATTTTCGTTAATTATAACTTCGTAGCCGTCCTTATATAACTTAATATCTTTAGCCATTATGGTTTATAACAGATTTATTCTTCGTCATCAATGACTTCATCTTCGTCATCAAATTCTTCATCTAAATCTTCGTCCTCTAAATCTTCGTAATTTTCAGGTTCGTCATCTAATTGGTTTTCTTGTAATTCTGCTATTAAGTCTTTTATTTCTTCACATAGCATAGATGCTTTGTCGTGGTGCTTTTCTATTTGTTCTATTTTCTTTTCTATTTTATCTAAGTGTTTGCTCATTGTTTATCTCCTTATGGTGTTCCTGATTGATATTCGTACATACATCTAATAGTCATTCTGATACCACCAACAGGAAACAAACTACCCTCATCAGTTTCACAAGATACGACCATTGTATCTAACGCATTACCATTTCTAGTAATATCTGTTTCTACGGCAGTTTCAATAGCCGTAATTAAAGCATTTCTCGCTGTATCTATATTAGACTCAGCACCTTTAACAAAACCTAAGATTAAAAATTCAATAGTGCCGTGTCTTGTTTTTGCACCACTACCCAATTCTGAGTCTTGTCTAGTTTCAGAAGAAGTTTGTACTATTACTGCTGGATATTGTTGTTCAGACAATTCATCTAAAATAAAAGGTTGTCTAGTAGCTTTCTTAATTGCTGGACTAGATATTGCAGATATAGTCGTTAATAAATTTGATGCTATGTTTTCTCTTATGCTCATATTCCAAATGATTGTAATTCTTTATCTAAAAATTTTTCAAAAGATTTTACTATAATGTTTTCTGTTCTTTTGTTAAAGCCAAAAAATTCTCTTTTTGGTTCGTTTAATACTTGATTAAATAATGCTCTAGTTCTCATTTCTGCATTACTAAAACCAACTGTTACTTTATGTTTACCAGTTTTTTTTACTGATTTAGAATCAGGTGTTAATGCACCTAACATTCTTCCTGAATACCATAAATCTACTTTAGTTGGATAACCTTTTTTTTGTAAATGCTTTAAATATCCCTCAGAATAAGGTGCAAATCTATTTCTATTTTTGTCTATACCTTTTTTAGTAAGTTCTCTAATTATCGTAACTAATTGAAAACCAGCTTGTAATACACCTTGTTCTATCGTTCTTGATAATTTATTTTGAAACTTTTCAAATTCTTGTTTGAATTGTTTGTCGTTAATTTTTATTGTAACAGCCATTATCTTTGAAGTCTGTTATATCCGTGTAAGTTTTCTCTCTCAGCAGTAGTGATTGTGCCATCTCCTGAACTGTCGTATTCTACACCATCTTCTAATATCTTTTGGAACTCAACATTGTATTGAGACATATAGTATTCTGCCATTCTTTCAAATCTATCTTTTTCAGTTTCGGGTCTGAACT